GATCTTTACCTGCGGCGATAAGTATTTGTCTCCTTAGTTCACTTAGCCCTCTAGCGTCGGCCCTGGCTAAGTGTCCACGCCCACGTCCGTACTCCTCGCCGTCAACACGGTGAAGCCTGCTAACAACGAATGGTGGAATGTCGTAGCCGTCCTCTTTAAGTATACGACCGCCTCCCGACTCACTAACATAGAGACTACGGTATTTCTTGGTTGTTTTTGCTGGGAGGCCACCGAACACCCGGTTCTCGTTCTCGAATACAAACTGATAGTAATCTACCAGTTCCATTTGCTTACCTTGGGAAAGGTTCTGTAATGCGTCTTTGCCTGGGTCCTTAAAGAATCGCGCTGCGTCAATAGAGGGCATCTGGTACCTGCGGGCAACCATAATGATACGCCCACCCTTACCCTGAGACCACCACATTTGACCTATAGGAACAGACTCAAAGGTGATCCCATTGTTTGAGTTAGGACTTAACGTGTCTTCCTCTATCATTAGAGTAGCGTTGCCTAGCACAATCAGATCCCGCAACACCGACGTAGACTCGCTATAGAAGTTGCTATCGGCCAGTTGGGCTAGAACCCTCTGTGCTGTAATGTCCAGAGTCTTCTTCGCAACGTCGTCGTGTGTGAAGTCGTACGGGGGGACAAGCCTCAACCAGTCCTGGGACGGTGGAAGCAATGAACCCTTCATGAAGTTAACTAACTGGTCTGCGGCAATCATGGCTGTAGAGTCAAATACAGGGTGGACCCTCTGCGAGCCCTTAGCCTTCTTGGTTGTGATGTCACCCCTGAAGGGCATCATGTAGTTTGAAATGTCCTGCCATGCCCCCTCATGGGCAGAGCGACTGGACTTCATCGTACTTAACCTGGCTAATAGTTCTTGTACTTCTGTCAATCTAACCTCCAAAGAAGTCCTGCTCGGGGAGCCTGAAGGACCTCATCTGCGCCCTTGCATTCCCTGGCTTCGCTAGGTGTAGCATCATAATAGCCTTATGCAAGGAGTCAATGCAGTGATCTTCCTGCCGTGGAACTATTTTTCCACTTTTATGCCTATATCTCCGCATCTCTGTCAGGATCTCCTTAGTTCCCCGTAACATGAATAAAAGGTTGCCCTGGTTCATCATATCCAAGGTCCGCTCTATGACGCTCATTAGAGCACGAGTCTTCGATCCAGTCATAGGGTCTATCATGTGCGCGGCCTCCGGCAGAACATTGACACCCATTTTCCTGAGTTGGGATACAACGGTTCCAGACGAGGTCTCCCTCATTGCGTCATGGGGCCAAGCCACGGGGATCTCACGACCACCCATACCGATCAACCGACTGCCAAAGTCAGCGACAGACATCCTCTCCGACTTGAAGTCCTGAACAACGTAAGTAATGCCAGAGTTTGGGTCGCTTGATAACTTTACCGCAGCCCACTTGCCCGTAGTGTGCGCAAGGTCTATGCCTATGATCTGCTTGTGGTACTTGGCCACCTGGAAGTCCGCAGTAGTGATCACCTCGTGTGGAACATTGTAGATCAACCCCTGACTGGCGACCGGCCTTCCGTACAGACGCGCCTCTGCGAATGGGTTGTTCTCATACTTCTTCAACAAGTGGTTACGCTGTTCAACAGCCATGTGAGTAGCCTTGGTTATGTCGTAGTTGAGCAGTCTCTTGATCTCACCGTTCGACCCCTCGAACATTAGGTACAGTTCAGTCTCACCCCTCAGTGGAGTCATTGCGATGTCTACATATCCGCCAGTCGCATTTGTACGTGCGGACAGTTCCTCGTAGACCAGCATTTCAGGTTCCTCGTCAATCGCTACCAAGTCTAGCGAGTAACCCTGGAGCCTGCGCCACCCCGTAGAGTACGAGAATACATAGGCCTTGCTGTACCCGTCGAACTCGCCGTTCGCGTCGAAGTGCTTGACCCTGAAGTAGTCGATCTGATTGGCCACCCCGCCCGTCATTCGGGTTATATCCTTTTCTGGATCAAAGGAGCCCTTTGGGAAGTAGCCAGCACCCCGGTCTTCTGGTGGGCCAATGAGTCGGTTGACTAACAAGTCACGTGTTGATTGTGCCGTCTCTCCACCTAGTCCAGCAGAGATAGGCTTCTCAAACCTGACCCCCGTATACCAACTAGGGTAGAGCCCTGTCATGTGATACGTGAACTTCATCATTAGAGCAGTGGACTTGCCCGCCTGATTAGCACCAGTGAGCATCGTTTCCTTGCTGTCCGCGTTTATGAAGTCACGCTGGCGCTCGTTCGCAGAGATAGAACCAAGTAGATCCTTCTCCCTTCGATTAAGCAGTTCCTGCTCTATCTCAATGAGACGAAGTAGTTCTTCATTCTCCATCCAGGCTCAGCCTACCCCTCTGTAGCAACCTTAACATTTCCACCAGTTCCTTGTCTGACTTCTGGTTAAGCCGTACCTCGTCCTTGTCGGTCTGATCCTGCTTTGGCAAAACCTGCGGTATTATAGACCTGCCGAAAAACATTAGTATTTTGTCGCCCTCAGTAGTTCCGGGCTCCGCAAGAGAAGCCATGTGTACCAGTTTATTGAACAGCCCAACTTCGACCAGCATGTTCAAGAACTCCGTCTTAACCTCATAGCCGTCCCGCCACACTGTGCTCGGACAGGGTAGCGTATCTAAAGAACCATTGGACCTCGATAACTGCCATATCTCACGGAAGTCGTCGTCCGTCTGAGAGGCTGAGAACGCATACTCATAAGGGATACCTACCAGTTCACATGCCGACTTGAAGGAGTGGCCAGACTCAACGGCCTCCTTCAACTTGTTCTTTACTCCAAGTCGGAGCATCATGTCATCATAATCGGACTGCCTCTTTGGATCCACCTTTGGCGGGTCTGGATTTGACACATTAACTCTTCCGTTGGGGACTAACATGGCATTCAAGTGTGACCGCTGCCTAGAAGCATACGACCACATACCTACTGTGATCAAGGCCGTGTCGGAGAACCATTTCATTTGCCCCGTCTGCGCCTACGACCTAAGGCTACTGCTCGAAGCGTTCGTGGACAAGAGCCCACACAACGGGGCGAGAAGATTAGTCGGCTCCAAGTTGGTATTCAGAACCGACTTATGAAAACTCGATAAAAATGTTTGACACGGATACCCGGTCCATGGTACGGTCTCCCGCCGTTTAGTACCCCTAGTTAGGAGGACTGCAATGCAGTTCAACAATCTCACCATCTCAGGCAACCTCGTTGGTGCCCCTGAGATGGACATCACCAAGAACGGAACAGACGTAGCACAGTTCCGTATCGCCAACAACCTCGGTTCGCAGGAGAAGAGGCACACCAACTTCCTCGACGTGACTGTCTACGGGAAGGGCGCCGAAAACTGCGAGAAGTATCTGGCAAAAGGCGACTCCGTGCTTATCACTGGGACCCTCCGCATTGACGAGTACAAGACTCGTGACGGTGAACCACGGAAGGCTATCATTGTCGAGTGCAACAACGTTCAGTTCGTCAAGTGCAAGGCGTGGGCTGAGTCTGAGGAGTACGTGGCCACTCCCAAGCAATCCAGGGCCCCGGTAACTGAGGAGACACCCTTCTAGTACCGCCGGATGAGGACGGTGGCTGCGCCGTGGATGCGTAGCCACCAAACTCTAGAGAATCACCATGAAGATAGAAGACCACATATTCAAGCAGATGTGCGACAGAAAAGATAACTACCCAGTCCACCCAGAAATGATCAGGCTCTACCTACCCTGCATAGAGGACTTCCGAAAAGTAGTCCCACCCATAATGTCGTCAGAAGACCTCGATTGGATCTACCTCCGCCACTGCAACCACGGTAGGGACTCCTCGCCAGCGTGGCGTAGTAGACTAATGTACTACATAAACCACTTCGTTAAACTCAGGACGGACCCTGACTTCATATCCTCCGAGGCTGCGGTATGCCACCTAACGAACAACCAAAACTATCAGAAGAATCGGTGGAAAGTCATTCGCAAAATGGAGGAGGCTGCGGGAGCAGACGGAGACGAGATCGACTTCGTTGAATGGTATACCAACAAAGGAAACAGGGACTACAGGTCGAAGAAGTATATCCCAGTCTCGCATGACGGTAGACCTGTGATAAGTAGGGACCACAATGGTTGGTATCCCACACACCATATAAACGGGCGAAGATTGCCTTGTAAGCGACTAGCACTACTATACGCAAAAGCAAAAGCCAGGGAGAGATTTATGGATATGCTAGAAAGGGTATTATGAACAAGAACGGGTACCATGCTATTGAGGGCAGAGGCGTGCTATACGAAGTGATCACACGTGTCCATATTGACAAAGACACGGTCACAATACAACTTTTTAGGGCCCACACTGTCGAGCCCTTTGGCGAGTTGCAAGTACCCAAAGAACACATACGGGGACTTGTAGCGCAACTTCTTCCACACGAAAGGTGCGCAGGAGATGCATAGCGATCTACTAGATGCCCTCTTCACTGAAGGCGAGATAATAAACGTACGGGGTTTTGGAGCCCCGAACCCCACCGGGAACTTCAGCACCATGCTGCCTTACGGTGACGACGACCAACTACGAACACAAGTCGAACGGGCTCAATCGCAGTTATCCAACTCTGGGTTCGGCGTTGCCGTACGTAGATCCGCAGAAGGCAATGGGGGACAGGGAAACCTACTACACTCCAGAGCACTGTGGGTTGACGTAGACGACCCCGAAATAACACTCGAAACCCTCGACGAACGTGCAATGCTGGCGGGGTATCCCGCCCCGACCATTGTCGTCTCTACAGGTGGTGGCGCACACTGCTATTGGTGCCTGGACGCACCCGCACCGCTACATACGCTAGACGAGCGTGGGGACTTCAAGAAGAGGCTACAGATTCTGTCCAAGGCTATGTCGGGGGATCCGAAGTGTGCTGAGCCTGCCAGGATCATGCGTATCCCTGGTACGGTCAACATGAAGAGACCCGGACGATACGAGACGCACATGGTGTGTTCCAGGAGTACCACTTACCCTATCCACCGCTTCCCTGACAAGGACTTGATTATCAGGAGCGGTGAACGGAACAACGCTATCTTCCAGGAGGCGGTGCGTCAGAGAAACCTTTCGGTACCCAGGGACGCTGCCTATGATGTTATCTGGGCAATGAATGAGGTATGCTGCCGACCCCCACTTAGCCCAGAGGAGGTTGGTACAACTGTATCCTCTGCCTATAACCGGGAGACGGGCGCTGGGGCACCGGGCGTGCGTTTTCCAGAGGCGATTGAGCGAGAGATAGCGATCTCCTTTATCCGTGAACGTGGAGATAACCTCAAGTACGAGGAGGGTTTAGGGTGGCTCCTCTATAACGGAAAGCACTGGGGGCGCGACGAAAACGAGGCATTGAACATGGTGGGTGCGTACATCAACTTGCTGCGCATCAGAGCAGGCGAAGCCGGAGGTGCCCAGGAAAGGCTCAGTAGCCTATGCTCCCGAAGCCTGACATACAGAAAGATCAAGGATATCCTAGCACTCTCCTCAACCGTGAGGGAATGCCGTATCAACGCAGAGGACTTCGACAACGACCCCATGAAGGTAAACTTCCAGAACTGCACCCTGACCTTTAGCGAGGACGGGGAGTTCTCTCAAGGCGAGCACAACCGTGACGACCACTTAACTAACATACTACCAAGTAACTACACGCAAGGTTGTAGCAAGCCAGAGGGGTTCCTGAAGTTCCTCAACGAGATCTTCAACGAGGACGCAGACGTCATACGATACCTACAGAAGAGGTTGGGGTCATGCCTCCTGGGTAACGTAGGCGACTCCAAGGCACTGATCATGTTCGGAGACGGAGCGAATGGGAAGTCGGTGCTTGCTGGTATCCTACAGGGGTGCCTGGGCGAGTACTGCTTCCCTGTTCCGGCTTCGACGCTCACAGGGGGCGAGGGTGGCGAGACAAAGGTAGCCAGCCTCCAGGGGAAGCGTGTGGGGCTGGTTCACGAGTTCGGCAGCAACACCCAGTTGAACGACGAGCGGTTCAAGATGCTCACCGGGGGCGAGGCTCTGATAAGTGGTAGGCATCTTTATGGCAGACACTTCTCTTTCCGTCCGGTGACCAGTTTCCTTATCATGTCGAACTACCTACCCACGGTCAACGACATGTCGCACGGCCTATGGAGGCGTATGGCCCTGATCCACTTCCCTGTCATTATCCCAGAGCACGAGCAGGAGAGAGGTCTCATGCGGCGGCTAGTGGACAGTGAGCGCGACCAGATCATGTCGTGGCTAATCGAGGGGACTCGGGGGTTCCTTCAAGAGGGGCTCGAAGAACCGGAAGCCTGCCGTGCCGCATTGGAAGACTACAAGGACAGCGAGGACGTGATCTCCGTGTTCCTCCACGAGAAGTACGAGCCCTTTACTGCTGGGCGTGTACGTATCAGTAAGGTCTACGAAGCGTTCACGGAATGGTGCAGGCGGAGGGGTCAGAAGCCCGGCCTGAACATTAACAACTTTGGACGGCTAAGTCACGGACGTATGATTGGTGAGGGTGAGAATCGGTGCAGGATAGACAAGGGGAAGAAGGGTGGTGACGTGTACCTCTTCGGGATCACCGAAAAGCAGGAGGAGCGTATCAGTTGGATGGATTAATCGTCTCCGGTAGACCGGGTCTCATGCGTAAGCGGTCGGGTCTCATGGCCCTGTTCAGTTTGGTTATTTCCTTCACAGCCCCAGACGGAATCGAGGTGACTGACCCCACGGTGTCGTCCTTTGGTGAATAGCAGGAGGTGATCACCAGCATGTCCTTGGTGTGGGTTAAGACCCATCCAATGGATATGAATAGGTGAGGTGTGACCTTGCGTGCCGCCTCCAGCGGTGTCCAGGAATCGTCTCCAACAATGTCCACCCACTTGACAAAGACCAATGTGTTTTGTTTAATCATGGCGTACTCTCCGTAGGGAGTGTCTCAGTCGGGCTTCTGAGGCACTCCCATTTTCTTAAAGAAGGAGTATCCTTGCCAAACGTAGATCTAATAAAACACATGGAGGACCCCTTGATAACAATCCCCAAGGACCCCCCACCCTGCATTATCGTCGTTGACACCCGTGAGCAGAAGCCGTACAAGTTCAAGACCCCCACAATAAAGCACGCACTGGCTACTGGGGATTATAGCGTAAGAAACTTTGAGGACGACATGACGGTGGAGAGAAAGTCCCTGGACGACCTGATCAAGTGTGTGGGGTCGCAGCGGGATCGGTTCATGGATCAAATGCGCCGCCTCCAGTACTTCAAGCACCGTATGTTAATGATCGACTGTTCGTGGGACCAGATCGACATGGGGGGGTGGCGAGCAGGGAAGATCACCCCTAACCACGTCAAGGGGACGCTGTGCTCGATCATGAGCATGGGGATCCCCGTAACTGTGGCTGGCGACCGCAAGAGAGCCACGGATCTCACAGCCCGTTTCCTGACGGGTTGCTATCGACGTGAGTGGCTATGGCTACGCAAAAGACTTATGGATAGAGTAAACTAAGATGCATAGGCATGGTGAACTAAGAGTGCGTCATAATGAGGCAGGACGAACCATGACGTTCTCACCGAAACTTTCTTCTTACCGTACAGAGCAGAGAGAGAGAAGGGTATAGTTGTATACTACTTCTTGGGTGAAAGTGTCATACTTCGTCATGGCTGGTTCTTAAGTAGTTGTAGGTACTAGACTTACGACCAGGACGAGCCATGACCAACCCCATGACGGAACAGGACAAGGCATGACGAGCAGGAGCGTAAGGATACTAGATCGGCTGGTGGCAGCCAACCCGGAGGCACTAACACTCGACGGAATGGACGAAGCACTCGTTGGAATCGGTGGTCCGTTCAATAATGTCCTCGCAATCTATGACCGAGCCGTCCTGGTCGTCATACTTCGTCATGGCGGACTGACCGAGGACGAGGCGCTGGAGTATATAGATTTTAACATATCCGGAGCGTATGTGGGTAAGAATACACCCATAATAGCGGAGTTCTTTACCATAAACGAAAACGCGCTCTAGCCAGGGAAGTGGTACATATATAGCACACGCGGCCTGGGCGGTGGGGGGCCTACCCCGGTACCTTATCGGCCCTTGGTGCGCTAGCCCGCCTCACATTATCGGCCCCACATTATCGGCCCTCGACA